ATCATTGAGATATTGAAAGAGAAGCTATCTAACAGAGGATTGTATCAGGATCATCTAATCTCAGATCAAAAACTATTAGATGAGATAGCTACCGCCATACAGCAGGAGAGTGGATGGGTGAAGGTGAATAAGAAGCCAATACCAAGAGTGCCAGTGCTTGTTTGTGTAAAAGACGGCAAAGATAGGCATCACATATTAAGAGCTTGCTGGATACCTAAACATTTTGAAGAAGATGATGGTAATTATCAAGGGGATGCGGATTACCTTGAAGAAAAAGATACTTTTTATTGGCCTAAAGGTTGGTATGAATGGAATGATTGTGAAGAAACGCATTGGATGATACATTACACTGTTACCCATTGGATGTCCTTACCCCCTAAACCAACAGAGATATGAAATTCTGCGGAATAGAAATAGACAGAACCAAGCGCAAGTACGACATAAACGAGCATTTCGGACAGGTCATACATGAGAAACTTGAGGCGATGAGAGAAGAGAATAGGAAACATTTGGAAAAATTGGAACCATGAAGATTTAGCTAGTAATTAAATACAACGGCGAATATTACCGACAGCCAAATTGCAGGTTAAAGATTGATGCAAACGGAGGTATAACAATACTCGTTAAGATTGACGAGGTATTTCAGCCAGTGAAAGGAGAGATCGTAAATATAAAATTCAAAGTATGAAAAAGCTACTCAAACTAATCAGATACGGCAGAAACTTCCAAAGTATTCTCGATCAGGACAAGGAAATCAAAAAGCTCAATGAGCGTATCCAGGAAAAGGATATCTTTATAACAGCCCTTGTGAAGAAATACGGATTAAAGACTGAAGCCAAAAAGAACCTGTATGACCGAATAAAAGAATCGCAACGCAAGAAAAACATGGAGAAATGAAAAGAAAACAATTCATTGATATAATGGTTCAGTTCTTGCTTATTCCTTTACACTGGGCCCTGGCAGTTTATAAGATCATACAAACGATTCCTATTGTCATTATAGGACGCTGCAATGAAGAAATTGATAAATATGAATAAAAATATGATACGGACAAAAGTTAATCCAGCTATTGCAGAAACCACAGAGCAATACATCCTTAATGCTTATACCAATGAGGAGAACGGTAAAATCACAGATATAAAGTTTAAGGTCATGCTCCATCTCAGCGCTATCATAGTTGGTAATGACGGGAAATGGCATTACATTTATAGTAGAATCAAATGAAAAAACAACAATTACCAGAACCACCTCCATCCAGAAGGATTGGAATCATAACAGCTAAAGAAGCGAAAGAATTAGCTGATGCGAATAAGAAAAAAGAAGTTTCACAGAATTGGGTTTTCAGTAAGATTAAAAGAAGGGCCAAGCGTGGATTACATTACACTGTTATATCTGAATTGAATGGGGCTACTGAAAAAGAATTACTTGTTAAAGGTTTTTCTATTACGAGTTATAAAGAGCCTGGGCAATACGGAAAAACTATTCGATGGTAACTTGACTTTACCCTAATAACGTACTATCTTTATAGATTCTAAATAGCTAACAATGGGAGCACCAGAAGGAAATCAGTTTTGGTTATTGCGTTCATCTCATGGACGAAATCCTATATTCAAGGAACCTGATGATTTATGGGAGGCCGCTTGTGAATACTTTCAATGGGTAGAAGATAACCCGCTATTAGAGGATAAAGGCTTTGCTTTTCAGGGTGATGTAACACATGAACCATTTGAGAAGATGAGAGCTATGACATTAATGGCACTTCATTTATTTCTTGATATCAGCAATTCAACGTGGATAAATTACAAAGAAAAGAAAGGTTTTTTAACAATCACAACGCGAATAGAAAGAGTGATAAGATCACAAAAGTTTGAAGGTGCTGCTGCTGAATTGCTCAATCCAAACATTATAGCCAGAGAATTAGGACTATCAGAAAAGAGTCAAATTGATTTTGGCAATCTGAATATTGATCCCAAACAGTTTATTGAAAGTAAAGACAAAGACTAAGTTATTTCTTTGAAACTCAACTCTAAATACAAATCACTCTGGACCACTAAATGCTTTATCACAATAGTAACAGGTGGCAGAGGATCGGGAAAGAGCTTTGCCGTTGGCGACTTCATTGAGAACCTTTCATTTCAGAAAGGGCAAAAAATACTATTCACTCGATATACGCTTTATTCAGCATCAGATTCAATCATACCTGAGTTTGAAGAGAAGATCGAACGTGAAGGACATCAGCAGTATTTCAGGGTAACAAAAGCAGATATTACAAATATTGCATCCGGGTCAGAAATAATGTTTAGAGGTATCAAAACTTTATCCGGCAACCAAACAGCAAAGTTAAAATCAATCGAGGGATTGACCTGCTGGGTACTTGATGAAGCTGAAGAGTTGATTGATGAACTGGTGTTCAATGTGATCATGCAGTCGATAAGGAAGAAAGGTATTCAAAACAGAATTATCCTTATCCTGAACCCGAAATCAAAAACACATTGGATTTACAAGCGATTCTTTGAGGATCCCGGTGTTGATCCTGAGTTCAATGGTGAGCATAACAATGTATGTTATATCAAAACGTCATACTTTGATAACCTGGATAACTTATCTGATGAGTTTATTGAAGAGGCCAATAGATGTAAAGAATTCACGCCTGGGATTTATCGTTATGATTACATGGGTGAATGGGTGCTATTTATTGAGGGCTCCTTTATACGATACGATGACCTACAGCGTTATGATAAGCTGAATAAAGAGGGCACTGTTGTTTGCTTTATTGATACAGCAGATGAGGGGACAGACCATTTCGCTGCTTTGTTTGCCAGGCTAATCAATAATAAGTTATATCCATTTGATGCAATTTTCAACCTGGTGAATCTGAATGTAAACGAGGTAATCTGTAAAGATCGATTTGATACACATGGAGCTGATCGGGTGTATGTTGAAACAAATACTTTTGGTAAGTACTTCCTGCGTAATCTAAGAGAAGAAAACCCTGCTATTCCTTTCTACGGAATGATAGCCAAGACAAACAAATTAGGACGCATCATGAATCAATCAGGATGGATAATGCAGTTTAGCGTATGGCCTAAACATCCAAATGATGAGTTGCATAAATTCATGTTACAGATGTGCTCGGTCACTCCTGAGTCAAAGGAAGATGATGATGCTGCTGATGCTATGGCTGGATTGGCATTTATGGCACGCCGCGATTTCATAAGATGATAACTGTTCTATCCATATTAGCTGTTATAAGTATAACGTGCCTGATAGGTATTCCCTGGTGGATAAAGCTAGTCAGAGATGATAATTTGAATTCAATCTAAGCTATATTAGTTGTAAATTGCAAATAAAAAGATCATGAATGAAATAATAATAAAACGAATTGAATTACTTGAATCGCAACTAGATCTAATTATGAAATATTTAGAAGAACATGATAAGCTATTTGCCGAGGACAAAATAGCCATAAGTGGCATATGTGATGCAATCAGAACGCTCGCTGAAGTAAATAAAGCCTTTATACCATGACAATTCAAGGTGACGGCGGTTACATATTCATTTGCATTGTGGTGTTCTTACTGGGCTTCCTGCTCGGTGGAGCACGTAAGCAAGAAAGGGATAAGCCATGAAAGGTTTACAGATCAATCAGATCAATCAGATCAACTTCAATTATGACAAGGCTATCGTTGAGATTTACTACACAATCATGGAATGTCATTTTGTAAGCAAGTTTTCCTTTGTAGTGTGGGGTGAGCATAATCATTTCCATGAGAGCGATCTGATCGAATTAATTATGAAACACGGTTGATAAACTTGACTATCAATAAAATATTTGTATCTTTGTGCTAAGTTTCTGATACAGCCATTTCAGGGATTGTGGGAATTTACATTTTAATTATCATAGCCCCTAATGGCTGGGTCATTAGACCGGGGGCAAATACCAAAGGCTCTTATCGGAAACGGTAAGGGCTTTTTTTATGGATAAAAGATTCAAGCACGATTTAAGCTACCATCCATT